AAGAATACGAGGTATCAATTCACGTATAAGAGGTGGAGAAGTACAACATACAGGTGTTATTCCTTTTCTTAAAAAGTTTGAAGCAACAGTTAAGTGTTGCACACAAAATGGTGTAAGAGGAGGTTCGGCTACAGTACATTTTCCTGTTTGGCACCAAGAGATAGAAGATATACTTGTTTTAAAAAACAATAAAGGTAGTGAAGATAATAGAGTTAGAAAACTAGATTATTCAATTCAATTATCAAAACTATTCTATGAACGTTTTATTAATGACCAAGATATTACTTTATTCTCACCACACGAAGTACCTGAACTATATGCAGCTTGGGGATCACCAGAGTTTGATGACCTTTATGAAAAGGCAGAACGAAAGATATCTGTAAAGAAAAAGAAAATTAGTGCTCAAGAATTGTTTATGAGTATCTTAAAAGAACGTGCTGAAACAGGACGTATCTATATTATGAACATAGATCATTGTAATACTCACTCATCATTTAAAGATAGAGTTTATATGTCAAATCTATGCCAAGAGATTACATTACCTACTGACCCTATCGATCATATAGATGGTGAAGGTGAAATTGCATTATGTATTCTATCTGCTATTAATATAGGTAAGATCAATTATACAGATGAATTAGAATCGTTATGTGATTTAGCAGTAAGAGCATTAGAAGAAATTATAGATCATCAAAACTATCCTATTGTTGCTGCTGAAAAATCTACAAAGGCAAGACGAAGTTTAGGTATTGGTTACATAGGTCTTGCACATTATCTTGCTAAGAATAAAGTTAAGTATAATGATAAAGAAGCTTGGAAATTAGTTGATGAACTTACCGAAGCATTTCAATACTACTTGTTAAAATCAAGTAACGAAATTGCTAAAGAAAAAGGTAAGTGTGAATACTTTGATAAAACAAAATATGCAGATGGTATTTTACCTATAGACACTTATAAAAAAGACGTAGATGAATTAGTAAAAAGAAAACTGTCATTAGATTGGGAGAAGTTACGTAAACAAATTGTAGAACACGGATTAAGACACAGTACACTATCAGCACAAATGCCTAGTGAATCTTCGTCTGTAGTATCTAATGAAACAAATGGTATTGAACCACCTAGAGATTATTTAAGTGTAAAGAAATCTAAAAAAGGTCCTTTGAAACAGATTGTACCTGAATATAATAAGTTAAAAAACTTTTATACATTATTATGGGATATGAAATCTAATGAAGGATATATCAATATTGTTGCTATAATGCAAAAATATTTTGACCAGGCAATATCTGGTAACTGGTCATACAATCCAGCAAACTATGATGATAACCAAGTACCAGTTTCTGTGATGGCACAAGACTTGTTGTCAACATATAAGTATGGGTGGAAGACTTCATATTATCAAAATACATATGATGGCAAGTCTGATATAGATGAACCAGCTCATCCAGTAGGATTCCACGACAATGTACCAGAGAATAATAAACCTTTGGTTAGAGAAGAATTTAAAGGCACAGATGAGGAATATGAAGAATATTGTGAGTCGTGTACTATATAAATAAAGGTTTAATCTTGTGAATGCTTGCGGTGCAAGATAGAGTTATGATTATGATTTTGATACGATCAACTCATTAACTAAAAGGGTAATTGTAGATGAAAAACAGTTTACTAATTCACAAGCACTTAATCGTCCGTGCTGAAGTTAACAACCCACCTAAAGATGTGGAAAAGTTAACGGGATGGTTTAAAGATTTTATTGATTCCATTAATATGAAAATTTTAATGGGACCTTATGTGGCATATTGTGATACACCTGGCAATAGAGGTATTACAGGAGTTTCAGTTATAGAAACAAGTCATATTGCTATGCACGTTTGGGATGAACCAAGTCCCGCATTAATGCAATTAGACGTATATAGTTGTGCTGAATTTGATCCGTATAAAATTGCGGATAAATTAAAACAAGATTTTGATGTAGTGAAACTAGATTATAAATTTTTAAATAGAGAAACTGGATTAAAACCAATACGAACAAAAAAGGAGAATATGTTTTCCGTATCTTATAAAGATATAGATTTAGTGAAAATAAGTTAATATAATATGGCAAAAAGTGTATTTAATAAAGATAAAGGGTTAGACGCAACAAAACAGATGATGTTTTTTGGTCCTGATTTAGCTGTGCAAAGATATGATAATATGAAGTATCCTATTTTTGATAAGTTAAATCAACAACAGTTAGGTTTCTTTTGGAGACCAGAAGAAATATCATTACAAAAAGATAGAAACGATTATCAGGATTTAAGACCTGAACAAAAGTTTATCTTTACATCTAATCTAAAGTATCAAACAATGTTAGATAGTGTACAAGGCAGAGGACCTTGTCTAGCATTTTTACCTTTCTGTTCATTACCAGAACTAGAAGGTTGTATTGTTACTTGGGACTTTATAGAAACTATACACAGTAGAAGTTACACATATATTATTAAGAACTTATATCCAGACCCTAGTGAAATCTTTGATACCATTATAGAAGATGAGAAGATTGAAAGAAGAGCAAAGTCAGTAACACAAACATATGATGATTTAATTGCTATGGGTTATCAATGGACATTGACACCAGATAAAATCAATATGTATGAATTGAAAAAGAAACTATACAAAGCAATGGTTACAGTTAACATACTTGAAGGATTAAGATTTTATGTATCGTTTGCTTGTTCGTTTGCGTTTGGTGAATTAAAAATGTTAGAAGGTTCAGCAAAGATTATATCTTTTATTGCTAGAGATGAAAGTCAACACCTTGCTATGAGTCAAAGAATAATTAATAACTGGAAAGATTATGAAAACGACAAAGAGATGTTAAAAGTAATTAAAGATTGTGAAAAAGAAGTTTATCAAATGTATGATGAAGCTCTACAAGAAGAAAAACGTTGGGCAACTTATCTATTCTCACAAGGTTCAATGATAGGGTTATCAGAAAAATTATTACATCAATATGTAGAATATATTGCTAATAGAAGAATGAAAGCAATACAACTAGATCAAGTGTACGAACAGAAAACTAATCCACTACCTTGGACAGAACATTGGTTAAATAGTAAAGGTCTTCAAAATGCACCACAAGAAACAGAAATTGAATCGTATGTAATAGGTGGAGTTAAACAAGACGTTACTAAAGATCAGTTTAAGAAATTTAAATTATAATGGCAGTAGAAAAAGCAAAAAAACTGTGTCCTCAATGTGAAACTAAATATACTATAGAATGGGATATTGAAGAGCAAGACTTAGAACCTCTTACTTGTCCTTTCTGTGGGTATGAAGTTGACCAAGAGGATTATGTTGAAACAGAAAATTACGAACAGCCAGAAGACGATAGTTGGAATTGATTATAGTCTAACAAGCCCAGCAGTATGTATATGTACTGATGAATTTAAGTTTGAAAATTGTAAGATATATTATTTAACAAACGTGAAAAAGTATGAAGGTGATTATTTAAAAGGGCAACTTAATGGCAGATTACATCTACCCTATACCACCGAACAACAACGACACGACCAAATATCAAATTGGGCGATTGACCTTATTGGTTCTCTTTCTAATAATATCTTTGTAGAGGGTTATAGTTATGGCAGTAAAGGCCTAGTCTTTAATCTAGCAGAAAATATGGGAACATTGAAACATAAACTATTCAAAAGAAATAAAACGTTTGTAAGTATAGTACCAGGTGTTGTAAAAAAGATAGCAACAGGAAAAGGTAATGCAGATAAACTAAAGATGTATGAACAGTTTACAAAAGATACAGGAGTTGATTTAGTGAAACAATTTGAACAGACAAAACTAAACAATCCTGTAACCGACATTATAGACGCATATTACGTAACAAAAGCAGGTTACGAATCACTTAAAAATTCATAAAAAATAACAAATGTTCTTGTTTTGTTCTCTTTTTTAAAATAAAAAAAATGGTAAGTTATTGATTTTATTGACTTATTTTATCGGAATAGTGCTTGCTTTATAGTACATTTTAGTGTATTATATACGTATATGACAAAAAAATTATCTCAAAACTTAATTAACTACATCAAAAAATATAACGAAGAAACTCGTAAGTATAACGAAGAACATAGAAATACCACTGGTAACTGGAAAAGTTTAATGATAGAAGATGAAAACCACTGGATTGAATACGGTATTTTTACATTAAGAGATTTAGTAAGAGATAACCTAATCAATTATATATGGGATGAATATAAATCAGTTAACGGTATTAGACCAAGATTTATGAATTTTAGTAAAATGTCTATTAGACAATTAAGAAAAGAAGTAAACTATTTAATGAACGAGGAAGTTAATGAAATATAACGAAGACAAAATTATACAAGAAA